CCATTGCGCAACCCGTCAACCCTAATGATCAATTGAATTCTCATTGTTTCCCCTCTCTAAATGCTAAGGGGCTGAGCGTAATGCTCAGCCCCTTAGCGGTGCGCTTTGTCTAACGAATTAGACGTTGGCGCCCTTGAATGTCCTGACTGCGAGCGGATCAATCAGGCCCGTAGCGCCGCGGAGAATTCCGCGGTACGTAATCAGCCCTGTTCCGAACGCAAATGAACGATCAGCCTCGATTGCAGGCGCGCCCGCAATCACGGTGTAGATGGCCCCAAGATCGCCGAAGGCGATGCTCAGCGCTTCGTCACCGTTATCAGCCAACGCGGCTGAATACACCGGGAAACCCAAAATGGTATCCGGGCGGCTCTGATCGCCGGGCACAAAGATTGGGCGGCTCGCGCCGTCAACCAAGCCCATGATGGCACCCAACGTGGTGTCATTCATCAAGAAACCACGCTTTGCGGCGCGGCGGTATTGCTGCTTTACTGAATAGATCAGGTCAAGCAGGTTGGCATAGGTTGGGGTGATTGCTGCACCCTGCTTGCCAACGGTTGCGGCGGCTGCTACGGCAGGGCCTGCAACGGCTCCATGCGCAACGGCCAATTCAGCGGCGAGCTTTTCGGTTGCCCATGAGGCAACGTCAAACATCTGATCCTGAACGGTTTCAATGCCAACCTGAAGCAGGCTTGCATACTTCACCGGGGTAAGCGAAAGGCTCGAATTCGTGCCATCGCTCTCACCGATTGCGCTGCCCTCATTGACGGCAGCGGCTGTTCCAAGCGCCGTGGTGCGCGGAAGCGCAATCACGTTGCCCTTCGCAACCTGAAGCACGGTCACAACGGCAGGATCAACGAATGGGTTGACCTGACCAGCGGTGATCCAAAAACGATCACCCTGCTCAACGGCCTGTGTAAACGTTGACTTCGTGACGTCACGAAGCTCAACCTCACCACCCTCACGGGCGATGCGGCGAAGCTCAGCCGAAAGGTTGCGCGTTGCATCGGTTGCAGGTGCGAAGGCAACGGCCTTTTCAGCACGGGCAACATCAGCGGCGGCGCGGGCCTCAGCGGCAATCTTCTCTGAAGAGATTGCGGAATTGATAACGGCTGCCTCAGCCGTGAGGGCGTCAAAGCGATTCTGAGCCTCTACCGTTAGGGCTTCGCCCTTTTCGGCATGCTCTGCCACGATGCCCGAAGCATCGGTTAGCAGCGCGGCGCGCTTTTCAGCCAGATTCTTGATAGCGTCAGACATTTCTTGACCTCTTTCAAATTCTGGTTTTTGAACAATACGCCGGGCTGCCTATCCAATGCGCCTGATGATCAGGCATGCGCATCGTGGTGCGTGGGCTGTTGGGGATTCTACCCCCTGAGCTGCTCCAATTTGAGGCGGGCTGCCACAATTGTGTGGTGCTCACCCATTGGTGCAGGCTCAGATTCGATCGCCTCAGGCTCAGCGGCTGCACCCAATCGGGCGCGCACGGCATCAAGCAGGGCGGTTTGATCAGCATCAAGATCGCTGCCCGCCTTGACGGCCTCAAGGGTTTCAAGCAGCGCATCACCATCAACACCGATTCGGGCAGGTGCGATCTTTCGCACGGCGGTAAGCCCTAGCGTTGCCGGGTAGGCAGGCGTATGCCCTGAGAGGGTTGACACCTCAAGCAGCCCAATTTCGGTGAGGGTGCGGCTGCCGTCATCATTCCAAACCTGACCATTCTTTGGCACCGTGAATCCGAAGCTCATGCCCATTGCCTTTGATTCGTTTTGCAATTTTGAGATAACGGCGGCGGCGTCAGGGTCAGCGGGATCAAGGCGCGCCTCAATCTTCAGCCCAACCTCATCTTCGCTGAGGCTTAGGCGCCCGCTTGCCGTGGTGGCAAGCATGCGCGATTCATCGTGACCGTGCAAGAATTTGATGACGCGGCGGCCTTGATCAGCCTGCTTGATTGCGCGGCTGAAGGCGCCCTGTGCAATGCGTTCGATAAACGGCAGCCCCTGTGATTCAGCATTGAAAACAGCGGCATACCCCGTGAAGGTTTTTTGCCCATCTTCGGTATCGCCAATCTTGAATGCGCCCAACGCCGCGGCGCGGGTTTCATGCTCACGTGCCATTGCATTATTCTCCTTTTGTGTTGCCTCCCCAATGATTCTATCTGCCCACGCCAACACGCGATCGGCACCGTTTGTGTCTACAGGATTGACGCCCCAAAGCAAAGCTGCCACCGCCCCCGGCGCGGGAAAATCAGGGTGCTCAGCATCGCTATTCTGAGGCACGCCTTCCCAATCGCCGCGGTGGCGCCGAATCCATGCGGCCATTCGCGCAACCTTTTCATCATCAACGCTGCCGCTTGCAAGCTGCCGCGCTTCACGCACCGTTTGATCCTGCAAGCCATCACCGCCCAAGCCGCCTTCAAAGGCCTCAAGCCCCGCCGTTGCGGCGGCGGCAACATAGGCAGGCACGTTCACGATGGCGCGGTATTCATCAGAAAGATGCTGCTCAGGTGTGTGCGCCGTAATGCCTAGCGCCTCAGCCATCGCCCTCACGGCGGGGTCATTGTCAATTGCCATGTCAAGATCGGTGCCAAATTTCTCTTTCAGCAGGCCGTATTTGTATTCTTTGAATGCAAGCCCGGTGGCAAAGGCGCTGCCTTCAAAATCATTCAGGTGAATTTCATCAACACCCGCCACGCCGTATTGCTGCAACCATGCGCGGGTTTCGGTGAGGCGGTCAACCTTACGGGCGCTAACAATCAAAATCTGCGCATCACCGCTCATCACCTCATCATTGAGGTGATCGATCAGCGGTTGATTCGGCTGCTCATTCTCAAGAATCAGCGTGCCGTCAAGGTCAACGATGATGTAGCTCAAGCCTGAGGATCCTCACCTACGGTGCCGATGTTGAGCGGCTGCCTGAAGGCGTCACCATCAGGCCCAACAGGCGGGCGATCCTCAAGCGTGCGCACCTCATTGAGGCTCAAGAAACCATTGTTGAGCGCCACGGCGTAGGCATCAAAGCGCTCTTTGGTGAGCGGGCGCAACATTGCATCAACGTTGAATCGAATGAATGTGGTTTCCCCAACGATGAGCCGCTGAAGCCCTGCCTCAAGCCGGGCAATCAGGCTGCCCAACCCAAGCATCAGCCATTCACGGCTGACAATCTCTAGGCTGTTATAGCTTGAATTTGCGCCGGGCAATTGCAACAGGTGCAGCGGGATACCGTAGAGGCGGGCGATCGCCTGCGTGCCTGCCTCCATGTTTGCCACAATGTCAAGATCGGAGGGCTTGAACGTGAGCGGCTTGAAATCTGCACCGCCCGTGAGCACCGCAATTTTGTGCATGTTGCGCAGGCCCTCATGACGGCGCCCGAATGATGCACGCAGGGTTTCAGCCTGATCATTGGTGAGCTCGCCCGGTACGGTCACCAACCCCGAAACCGAAGCGCCCTGTTCAAAGAATCGGGCCGCGTATTCGGTGGTTGCCTTTGCAAGCCCAAGCGTAATTTTGTGATGTTCAACAGGGCTAATGCCGCGCAAATCTTCACCCACACCAAATAGGGTGATGTGCACAATGTCATCATCGGTGAGATCAATCTTGCCTGAGGTGGTGGTGACGCGGTAAATAGGCGCGCCATCTTCGGCGCGAAGCACCGCAACCTTTCGGGGATCAAGCAGGCGCACCTCAACAATTTCTGCGCCATCGCGCAGAATCATCAAGAATGCGTTGCCGTCAATGAGCAGGCTGCTCACCGTACGATGCAAGAGGTCAAAGCGCGTATAATTCTTGTTAGAGGGCACGGGGTTATCAAGCCACCGCGGGCGTGTCACAGGGCGGCGCACGCCACCATCACGAATGAATACACCCACGGGCATGCTTGCCACGGTGTTGGCGTAGAGCATCACCGATGCATAGAGGGCGCCAATGGTGGTTGCATTTTTCTCATTCAGGCTCACCCCGGCAACATCAGAATCAACGGGCCACATGCCGCCCACCTGCCGCTGCTCTACCTCACGCCCCAAGATTCGATCAAGAATACCCACGCAATTTCTCCCTACAGCTCAATGAATTGCACCGATGCCTTCGGCGTATCAAGCGCCTTTGCGCCTAGCGTAGCAGCACGCCCCCACGCCATAATGGCTGCCACGCAAAGGTCAATTTTCTTGCCTGCATCTTTGCCTTTCCGCACCTGCACGCCGTAGCGTGTTTGCACAGGGCTTGCCTGCATCACATGCCGGGTCAACCGCGGGTCACCGTCATGCTTCAACCGCCCGTTCACTACCGCATCGTAGAAAGCGGCGGTTGCAGGTGTCATGCGCGCAGGGCTTTGCGGGTGCTCAACCACGGG